AGCAGCTGCAGCAATATTAAAACCAATACAGGGTCCACTTGAATATCTTATAAACTTCTTGAAGTATACTTTCCTTACTTACATCGTAAAAAATCTATTCAAGTGGTTTCAAAATCCAGATAACCAGAAGAAACTAGAATCTATTGGAAGATTCCTCAAAGACTGGTGGCCTGTACTTGTAGGTGCTTACTTACTATTTGGAAATAGTATCTCAAGAGGAATATTTAAACTGGCAGGACTTTTAATAAAGGGAACTGCTAAGTTACTTAAGGTTGCGATTCCAAGTTTGATGAAACTTGTAAGGCGCAATCCGAAAGCAGCTGCTGCAGCTGCACTATTTACTGCTGGTGCAACAGTTCCGATGCTGTTCCCAAATACAGTTGATGAACAGGAAAGAAAGATCACAGAAAAACCTGGATCTAATGAAGATAAGATTAAGAAACTCAAAGAACAGAAAGCAAATCTCAATCCTCTTCAGCAAATACAAGGGGTTGGCACAGAAATTGATGAGCAGATTTTCAAACTTGAGACTGGTGAAACTAAGAGTTACAATGAAGGTGGTGCTGTAGAAGAAGAAGAGAAAAAGGATTCAAAAGAACTTGATATGAGCAAGTTCTTACCTTTCCTTGGTCCTCTTGGACTTCCATTTTTAGTATCAAGTAAAGGGAAGGATGCGATTGAAGGTATTGTAGATAGTGTCGAAAAGGATCCAAAGATGCTGCTTGCTCTGGGTCCAATGGCATTTCCTGTCATGGCAATGCTTGAGCAGAGAAAGAAGAAACAAAGCACGGCATCAAATCAAGAGAAGAAAGATCCTGCTAGAGACATTACAACTGAAAGTGGAACTGATGTTACAGGTGCTGGTCCTGATACCCAACTAGTTCCAGCAAAACCTGGAGAGATTGTAATAAACAAAGAGACAGTGGATGCTGTCGGATCCGAAACTTTTGATAAAATCAGTACCAACAGTGGCGAAAAGATTATGGGTGCTGGTCCAGACACTCAAATGATTGCGGCACGTCCTGGTGAAGTTATTATCAATAGAGAGACTGTCAATAGAGTTGGTGCTGGTCCTCTCCTAGGATTGAATAAAAAGTATGGCGGATCTAATGCCAACAAACCCAAGACTGCAAAGGTTCAAACAGCGATGGGTGGAGGATTTGTTCTTCCTACATTCCAAGGTGGTGGTATGGTTGGTGGTCCATCAATGGTAGAAGTTCCTTCTTTTGTTGATAGACCAGCGTCTGATTATGATGAAGGTGAAGAGACTCCAAACGTTAGAATACCAAGTCCTGGTGGAGAAGAGGAGAAGAAAGAACAAGAAATAGTATCTGCTGGTGGTGAAGGTGGACCTGTTGCTCCAGGTTCTACAGCACCTACTGCTGATGGATTGGAAAGTTTAAGTGTTGAACAGTTAACACAAAAGTTAGATCCCACTATCACAGGTGCATCCAATCCAGCAGTATTCAAAGCAGCAAGGGCAGCAAGAGAAGAAGCAAAAGCAGCAGGTCTGCCAAAAGAAGAGATTGAAAAGAAAGTTTTGATTGCAACCATTAGAGCAAAAACAAGTCCTCAGATTTCAGGTAATAACAAACCAACTCCTGCAGTTGTGACTTCTTCTAGTTCTCCTAAAGTTGGGGCAACTAGTTCTATGACGCCATTAGGAAACTTTAGTTTGAGTGGCAGTAGTGTGGCAGGAAGACCTCCTACTCAAGGTAAACCTCCTGCAGGACCATCAGAGAAGAAAGGTGGATTCTTCGGTATGATTAAGAGTGTGGTCAGTGCAGTAATGCCTCAAGCAGCACCTGTAGTCAATATGATTGGTGGACTTGGAAACACTATCTCTAAAGCATTTGGAGGAGGTGCAGTCAAAGAAAATAGCGGTATGGATATACCTGGTGCAACTGCAGATCGTCAACATATTGATGCTCAACCAGGTGAGTATGTGCTTCCACAACAAACTGTTGGAGCACTTGGTGGTCCATCTGCTGTAGATAAACTGGTTGCTAAAACTGATAGTAACTCAACACCAGCAAAACTTGCTCCTGCTTCTATGAAGAAACCTGTTCCAGGACCACCAGTCCCAGAAGGAACTGCAAGTATGCAGGCACTCCCAGCAATCACAGGTGGATCTACTGGTGGTGGAGGAAGACAAGGAAGTTCAACAGAAAGACAAGTTCCTACTTTCTCTGCTACATCACCTTACACTGGTGATCGCCAGAATAACGCAGATATCTACGGTATCCGATAATGGCAATAGCAGGATTACTGGGAGCAGGAATGAGAGCAGCAGGCGGGGCGATGGTCAAGTCTGGTGCAAAGGGAATGACCAAAGGATTGATTGGTCGTAGAAAAAAGAAAGCACAGCAACAACAACCTGAAGTTCAGCAGGTTGATGTTAGAGTAGTTAATGAAAAACCTCAAACTGGAAATCAAATTTCTGGAATGAGTTCATTCTTGAGTCTTCCATCTGCAAAGAAAATAGGATCTAGTGGTGCGAAGGGAGTATCTGGTGTTGAAGAAAAACTGAATCTTATTAGAAGTCTCTTTGCTGAAAGATTTGCTTATGCAAAAAGCAAATCTCGTCAAGACGATATGGAAAAAGATCGTAAGAGAAAAGAGAAAAGAGAAAAGGAGTTAGAGAAAGAAGAAAAAAAATCAAAGGCAAAAGTAAAATCAAAGAATGCTCTCCCTAGAGTTGGGTTATTTGATAGCATTAGGAACTTTATTTTCTATACATTTCTAGCATTTTTAGAGAAGAGATTTAACTTCTCTCAGATGCTGGTAAAGGCATTACCAGTTATTTTGAATGTCGGTAAGTTTATTATTGATATTAGTGGTAAGATACTAAATGGTCTTGCTACTTTCATAGATTTTGGTTACGGTCTTGTAGATAAGACCCGAGAGTTTGTAAAAAATCTTGGCGGTGAAGGTGTTTTACAGGCATTTGATAAGATGCTTGGTGCCATCAATACTGTCTTGAATGTGCTGTTCATTTATGCAATGGCACAGTCTGCCCTTGGATTTGGTGGTGGAGGAAAAAAGGGTGGGGGACCAAGAGGATCTACTCGCCCAACTACAAGACCAGGACAAGGATTTAGACCTAAGGTAACAACGACTGGTGGTGGAGGTGTCAATAGACCAGATATCAGAAATCCTCTGAGAGATCGTCCTAGAGTCACTACAACTGGTGGTGCAACTCCTGGAAGACCTGACATCAGAAACCCTCTGAGATCAAGACCAACAGTAACGACTGGTGTAGGTAAAGCTGCCGCTGGAGAAGCAGCAGAACAGATTACTAAGAAGACTGCTAAACAGGCACTTGGAAAGTTTGTACGTCCTTTTGTAGGAAGAATTCCAATACTTGGTGCTCTGATTGATTTTGGTATTTCAGCTGCTTTGGGAGACCCTCTTGGTAGAGCAGCAGCAAGAGCAACTGGTGCTGGAATCGGTGCTTCAGCAGGAACTGCTATTGCAGGATCACTGGGAGCCATTCTTGGATCTGTTGTTCCAGTCGTAGGTAACTTCCTCGCAGGTGCTGCTGGAGGATTAGCTGGCGGTGCGATAGGAGGATTTATTGGAGATTGGCTTGGCGGATGGTTATATGATACCATTGCAGGAACTCCAAAAGTTGAAGCGAAGTCTAAAGGTGGAATGGTTCGTGGTTATGAAGAAGGTGGTTCTGTAGAGGAAGATGTTAAGAAGAAACTTTTGAAGAAAGATGATGTTAGAATAAAAGAACCTAAGGTTGACAAAGAAAATGGTCGTGGATTATCTAAGGTAGGTGATTCTGCTGCTTTGAGATTTGTTGAAAAGTCTGGTAAAGCATTCTCTAAGGTTCCCATCATCGGACCAGTATTAGCACTTGCTGCTGATAAACTGCTTGGCAATGAGACAGATGCCAATGCATTCCAAGCAATATCAAACTCCTTGACTAATTTCTCTATGCTCAGTGCAGCTGGAGAAACAAAATCTTCTGGTGACTATGAAAAATTCACCATGAAGTATAACTCTGGTGGAGAAGTAAAGGCATCTGGTCTTGGTCTGAATAATCCGATGGAAACTTCTAGATCTCTTGGAAGATTCTTGCATACTAAGTTCAATGCCATACAAGCAAATCTTCCAAATGCTCAACAATCAACAGGTGCTCAAGGTGAGGGAGAATATGACTCTGCTACTGGTGCCTTTATGGGAGGTAGTGGAAGTGATAGAGGATCTGCAACTGGTAGTGGTTCTGGAGGACCTCTTGATCTAGGAAGCACTGAGTATGGCGAGGGCCCACTAATAAAAGCAGCAACAGCAGCAGGATATAAAGATAAGGAACTGGCGGCATTCTTAGCGCAGATGGCACATGAAAGTGGAAACTTTCAGTATAGAAGAGAAATCAGTGGTGGAAGATCAGATTATGGTGGAGGAGGTCCTTATACTGCTCCAGATGGTAAAACATATCCAGCAAAATATCATGGAAGAGGTTATATTCAACTTACTCATGATTACAACTATAAAAAATATGGAGATGAACTTGGTATAGATTTGTTGAAAAATCCAGAGTTGGCAATGCAAGGTGATGTTGCTGCAAAAATTGCTGTTTCATATTGGGAGCAAAATGTAAGACCCACTGTTAATGGTGATTGGGATAATGTATTTTTACATTCCAAAGCGATCAATTATCCCGCAGCAAAAAGTCCATCCGATGTAAATGGAATGTCGGATAGACAAGCAAAATATGATAAGTATGTAAAACAACTTGGTAGTGGTGAACTCAGTCAAAAAATTGAGACTGCTATGACAACTCCAGTACCAGGTCCTGGTGGAGATCCAGCAGCAGATGTTGAGAGGGGTGATCCATCACAGGCAGCTTCAAGACTCTTACAGGATTTCCCACAGATTAAATCAAGGGCAAACTCTCAGCAGATATATGCTTCTGGTTTAGGATTCTTCTTGAAGCAGAGTGGTGCTGGTGAAGGTGGTAAGGGAGACTTTGGTGATCCTCCTGGGGGTGATATGGAACACCCAGATCACGGTGGAGTTGTTGCATCTCATAGAGGTAAAGGTCATTATCAGGGTGTTGCACTTGATCTTGGAGGCAATAGTGCCGACTCTGGTTCTTATCAGGATGACCAGAAAAAACTCTGGCCATTTGTTGTTAGGTTCTTGAAAAAGTATGGACTTGATCAAGAACCAACTGTGCCTCAAACTTTACATGGCACTGGAGAGAGCTTTTCTCCTAATGGTCCTGGTGGTGGTCCAGATCGTGGACACAGAGATCACCTTCATGTTGAGTTCCAAGGTGGTGGTCTGATTGGTAAGTCAACCAAACAGTATGGTGATATGTCCACTAAAGCATCTTATGAGAAGACTGGTTCCAGAGTTATGATTCAACCAGTCATCATTGAGAAGCAGGCACCTCAAGATAATTTCATGATGAACCCAATGGACAAACTAACTTTCGCTGGTCGTGGAAGGTTAAATAATACACCTGCGTTTAGTAGAGGATAAGGATGGCGCATACTCAGGACAATCTTGGACCTAGTAGAGCGGGTCAACCTGGTAATATAGAAAAGTTTATTATCACGTCTGACTATACCGATGACCTGGATATTTCCATGGGTATCGTTGAACTGCATTATTATGAGTCAGTGCTAGAAACAACTGTTCGCATTACTGCACAAGTTGTTGATTCAAGTCTTAGGAAAGCATCAACTCAAGGTAAAACTGGTTATGAAGGGTCAACTGAGAATGATGAAAATGCAGAGGCACCTGGAGACGACACTACTACAGTCTCTGGTGGAGAGAAGGTTGTTGTATCCTTCAGTGATAATCAAGGTGGGAATGTTGCACTAGAAAATCTTAGAGTTCAAGCAACCAGAAATCAGATTGACAACAGCAAAGCGAGTGTTTATATTCTTGACGTTTATTCCGATGAAGCACTCCGAAATAGTTTTGAGGCAACTCGTTTAGTAAAAAGATATCAAGGAAAGATAAGTGATAGTGTCAGAGAGATATTAGAACAGAATCTTCAAAGTAGTAATACTCTTGAAATTGATCAAACTCTGAACGAACTTACATTTAATGGCGATACACATAAACCATTTTATAAAGTAGTAACACTTGCAAAGAAATCAGTCCCTGAAGGATCTGAACTTGGAGGAACTGCTGGATATTTTTTCTTTGAAACTGCAGGAGATGGCGAAAAAACTTATAAGTTCAAAGGTGTAGACAACCTCATGAAAGCGGCACCAGCTGCTACATTGATAGCAGGAGATACTCCTGCAGCAACTATTAAACAATATGAGTTTATCAGCAATACAAATGTTGATGAAAAGGTTCAAAATGGCGCATTTACAAGCAGTCAGATGAGAACTATGAATCTCTCTAATGAAGAATATGAATCTGATGATAACAGCAGTAGTAATGTTGAATCAGCGAGTGAAATGGGTGGAACTGAACATCCAAAAATAGCATCAGATTTAGATCTTCCAAATCAAGTTACGAGAATAAGTTCAGTCACTCCAGACAATGGTGTTTTGCCCAAGGGATATGGCATAGAAGAGCAGTTAGAAAGAGCAAAAGAGGTTGACTTTGACGTTACTCAGATTGAGCGTCAAGCAACTCAAAGATATAATCAACTGTTTACATATAAATTAAATGTAACTATTTTGGGCAACTTTAATCTCCGTGCTGGCATGACAGTTGAGGTTGATTTCCCTCAAAGCGAATGGAAAACTGATGCTAGCAATAGTAATCTAAAAGGTGGAAAGTATTTGATTGTTGATCTTTGTCATATGTTGACAACAGAAAACACATATACGAAACTGAACCTTGTCAGAGAATCCCTCTTTAAGTAGAATAAATATGGTATAGTTGATATACTGCAAATCTAGTAAACTCAATAAACTTTATATGGAAAAAGACATCGAGACACATATCGAAAAGGATAAAAAGATCCTTGAAGATCCAACAATCTCTCCTCAGATGCGTCGTCACACTGCGGATGAACTAGAGCATCTTGAGCGTTATCATAAAGAGCATCCAGAAGATCATCATGATCCTACTTCATTTGAGATGTATTGTGATGAGAACCCTGAAGCAGACGAATGCAGAATCTATGAGGATTGATGGAAAATAACTTTAACAGTGGTGTTTTTGGCGACAATATGTCGTTTTGGGAAGGCAGAGTTGCTGATGATTCTGCCTGGCAAACTAACACTGTTGACACAAATAGACCTGATCCAGAAAAACCTGGATGGGGTCAGAGAGTAAAAGTAAGAATATTTGGTAGAGATCCTGCAGATAAAGAAATTCTGCCCGATCAACACCTTAAGATGGCAACTATCCTGAACTCTCCTAATGCGGGTAGTGGTGCTGGTGGTGCCGTAATGTCTCATCAGATTAAGCAGGGAGATCTTGTCTTTGGTTTCTACATTGATGGAGTGGAGCAACAGCAACCAGTTATTATAGGAGTTCTTGCTCATAGTTCTCAGACTCAACTAGAAGCTGGAGATCCAGTTGAAGGGTTCACTGCAAGAAGTGATTACAAAGGAGTTTCTGGTGACAAGACAGTTGCTAGAAAAGATCAGGTCAGTGGAACAGGTCAACCAAGAGAACAAAACGATGATCCTAACCAAACAGGAGCATCAAATGATGATGAGGCTTTGGATAAAGCGAAAAAGACTCCTGTAAAGAGTAAGTGTGATAAGGATAACACTGATGCTAAAACCATCAAGGTTATAATGGATAACTTGATGTTGATGACATCATATGCAAAAGCGGCACAAAAGAATTCACAAAATAACCAAGGGTTTTCTTTAGCGTCTGCCCCAGATTTTTTAAGTGCAGAGAAAGATAAGTCTGCAAAACTCATCGCTGGAGTTTTGAAGGATACATTGGCAAAGGCAAGAGGTAGTGCTATCTCAGAGTTGAATGCTCAACTAGAAAAAGCAACTCCTTTATTATTTCCAAATCAAAGAGAAGAACTGAAGAAGGCAACAGAAAAGAGCACCGATGCACTTGCTTGTGCTTTTAATAAAATTATTGCAGGTCTTATTGATTTAGTAAGCAATCTATTAGAGGATCTCATTAATCAATATGTTATTGCACCTATTTGTGCAATAGAAGACTTTTTAGCATCTATTATTGATAGTATTGTTGGACAAATATCTGGTGCGTTGGAAAGTATTTTTGGCGCTTTCCAAAATTTATTCGGAGGGAATCCTCTTGGAGATGCATTAGATTTTATCAGTGGTGCTTTTGATATTATTGCGGCAGTTGTCCAGTTCTTTACTTGTGATGAGCAAGAAAACTGTCCTGGATATGACGGGTGGTCTTTTGGTTCTGGTTCTGTTGAAGGTGGTGGATTCTCTGAAGGTCTTGGTAAAAAGTTAAAAGATATTGTTGGTGAAGGTGGTCCCACTGGAGAGTGCCCAGTTCTCCCAGTTCCATGTGGTCCACCATCTATTAGTTTCTCTGGTGGTGGAGGAACTGGTGCTGCTGGAAATCCAGTTGTAAATGTAGCAGGTGCAATCTTAGGTATTGATATTACAAATCCTGGAAGTGGGTACAACAGTTCACCAACTGTTTCGATTAGTGATGCTTGTGGATCTGGAGCGGGAGCTGTTGCAAAGGCAGTTATTGGTCCTATTGGCGATCTCATTGATCCAAATGTAGATGGAAGTTCTTCTACAGTCACTTCTGGAGCAGCAGGATATACTCCACCTCAAGGTGTAACTCAAGTCCAAATGCAAGACTTTGGATTCAACTATTTGCAATCTCCTAATGGATCTTCTGGTGGTGCAGGTGTTGAAGTCTTGAATCCAGGAGATGCTATGTACATAACACCATTGATTTTTAATGGTGGTTTTGTTCCTGGTGGTGCTACTGTAACAGGCACAGGAACTGGTACTGGAAGTGGTACTGGAACTGGAACTGGTGGTGCTACTGGTACTGGAACTGGTACTGGCACTAATGGTAGTAGTTACACTGGACTTGGTGCAAATAGTGGAGGATCTATTGAATATTTTGATTCAGGAGAAACATTCCCTGTCCAAGAAGGTGGTCAAATCGGACTTGGTGTTGGAGTAGAGGGATCAATATATGATGATAATGGTGATTTAGTTCAAACTTTTATTGGACAAGGTTTCTCAAATCCAGTTGAAGTTGACTTTAATCTGAGTAATCAAAACTTTGATCTGTATGAATACACTGGAGATAGTCCTGATGATCCAAACAGTGGCGCTGCTCCAAACATTGATCCAAACTGGATGTTGATTTCGGATGATTTTGAAGATACCAACATACCTATATGGAATCAAACAGTAACTTATTATCCTGGTTCTGTAGTCAGGTACAATGGAAGTCCATCTACTGGTTATTTCACAGTTCCTGGTGCATTAGATTCAGGAACAACTACTGTGATTGACTCCTCATCTGAGTTAACAAGTGGAAATACATATGCAGTAGTTCTATCTCTACAAGATGTTCTGATTACTGACCCTGGATATAGTTATCAATCAGATGATAATATTTTCATTACGCCAAATAATGGTGCAAATCTCTCTGTAGAATACGATAGGTTTGGAAAAGTTACTAGAGTGAATATTTTAAATCCTGGATTGGGATTTACAGATATCCCAGAAATAGGTATAATATCTAATACTGGTTATAATGCTAGGTTCCGTCCTGTCTTTAACATCAGAAGACTTTCTGATGAGGACTTTGAAACTCTCCCACCAGGGACTGATGTTATCAGCGTTGTAGATTGTGTAGGTAAGTTCTAATGGCAGAAAACGAAGAAAAGAAATCTTATCAGACTACAGAGTATGGTAATACTCATGGTGGCGTTAAGATGGGACACCTTCATAGTCCCAATGCTAACAAACCAGGGTCTGATGTTCAATCCGCATTTTTGTGTAGAGGATCTGATCCTCTACATTACATTACTCTAGATAAAACTGGAAAAAGAGAGGGTTGGACAACAGTTCGTGCCCCAGATGTTTTCCAAATAAAATGTGGTGATAAAACTGATGCAGGCACTCCTGCTATTATGATTGAAGCACTCAATGGAGACATTGTTTTAAAGGCTTCTAATGGTAGTATCAGACTTCAAGCACTTGATGTTGACATCCAAGCAATCGGTGAAGACAACAAAAGAGGTAACATAGACATTAAAGCTAATGAAACGATTACTCTTGACTCAAAAACGGTAAATCTTGGTTCAAAAAGAACCACTGCTATGAAAATATTATCTACTGGTATTGGAGAAATGACTTTTAAAACATCACTAACAATGTATTCTGGTATTGGAAAGTGTATTAGTTCCTCTGTAGGAGAGGGTGGAAAAGACTCTAAACTTGGAGGAAAAGATTTCCTTGACAGTGCAGTGAAGGAAGGCAAATCATCTATCTTTGGAGGAATATTCTAATGGCAATGGAGTTTGATGATCTTGCAGTAGGCAAGAGACTTTTTGTTGGAGATGGATCACCAGTTGCGCTGGGCATTGGTCCTGCAGAAATTCGTGGTTCTGGGTATGTTGAAGGTCCTCTGATTGTCGGAGACCCATCATCATTTCCTATTCCTGCAGCAAACCTCATGGTTTCTCAGTGTGAAAATGATGATTCACCAACTCCTATTATTCCTGGTGCGATCTGTGGATTCAACCACAGTCCATATTCTTTAGCAGTTGCTGGAGATGCCGCGATCTTCCAAAATCTGACTCTGAATGGGCAGATTGAAGCAGGAACTCATGTTCTTGCTCAGGGTGAAGTTATCTCTAGATTTGGTGGAGGATTCCACATTCTCTCCCTGAAGAAAAACTTTGATATCCCTCACCCATCAAAAGAAGGATGGCGGCTGAGACACACTTGTCCCGAAGCACCATATAATGATGTGTATATTAGAGGAAGAGTTACTAGTAAGAGGGAAATTGAACTCCCAGATTACTGGAAAGACTTCGTAGATATTTCTTCTATCACTGTTAACTTAACTCCGATTGGTGCTCATCAGCATGTGATCATTAAGAGGATTGATGAGGAGAAGGTTTATTTACAATCTCAGGGTAATATGCCTATTGATTGTTTCTATCACATCTATGCAGAAAGGAAAGATGGTGATAGACTTATCCCAGAGTATCGTGGTGAAACTCCACAAGATTATCCAGGTGACAACTCCCAATATTCTGTTGTTGGTTGGAACTATGACGTTCGTGAATGAGGAGGTAAAGTAAGTGCCAGAAGAATCAGCAAAAAAGGGTGCGGATAAATCATCAGCACCGTCAGGATCTGGAAATGGTCCAGAAAAGGGATTTGAACCAAGAACTAAAGGTAAACAAGACTGCTCTGAACCAGTAATCGTAGGTAAACCTAGCACACGTTATGATTATGTTCCAAAGCATCACAATGAAGATAATGACTTTGATGCTGACCTCAAAGAACTAGTAGGAGAACAGTGTGAACCTTGGTATTATTATAATATGAAGGTTGGTGATCTCTGGGTAGATCAGAACATCCTTGCTAATGGAAATATTCAAGCTGTTGGTAATGTTTCTAGTAATGGTGGCGTACATGTTCTTGCTGCCAAGAAGAATCTTCCTTTTGATATTGACCATCCAACCAAACCTGGATGGAGATTGCGTCATGTGTGCCTAGAAGGACCAGAGATTGGTGTCTATCTGCATGGAAAGAATAAAGGTAAGGTGATTGAACTTCCAGACTACTGGAGAGGTCTTGTCAGGGAAGAAACCATCAGTGTTCATCTGACTCCTATTGGTCAACCATATGTCCTTTTCATTGAGAAGATTGAGGATAACAAAGTGTATGTTGAAACCAACTGGGAAACCTCAGGTAGAGACATTGAGTATAACTATGTGATTCATGCATCAAGAGTTGATGACGACTTGATTGTTGAGTATGAAGGAGAGTCTCATCTTGATTATCCTGGTGGTAATGAGGGATATACCTTTAACTATGAGCATAACTATGTCGAGAATCTGATTAAAGAAACTGTCAGAGAAGAAATGAGAGGTAACTAATGGCAATCGGAACGTTTTTTCACGCTGAACCAAACGATGGACCTAATAAATCACAGATAAGTGGTGATGGTCCTAATTCAATCACAGATGGTACGTTTCCCGAATGTGGTGTCGCAACATCACGAGGCAATGTTCACATTGATGCTTGTGGTAGTTTTAATGGCAATCTCCTTATGGATGGTAACCTTACTGCCAATGGAGCATCTCACACACTTGCCTCTGTAACTATTTCTGGAACTACTATTAATGGCAATCTAACTGGCAATGTAACAGGAACTGCATCTGGCAATAAAACTATTGGAAACTTTGACATTCCTCATGTAAAACAAAAAGGAAAAAGAATTCGTCACATCATTGCTGAGGGTCCAGAACCAGGCATTTATATCAGGGGTAAACTTGAAGGCACTAACATTATTAATCTTCCAGAATATTGGGATGGTTTAGTTGATCCAGACACAATCACAGTCACGCTAACTCAGATTGGTACATCTCAAGATCTTATTGTTCAGGAGATTTCAGGTAGTGTAGTGATACTAAAGTCTGGAACTAGTGAAAGAATCCACTGTTTCTATGAAGTGTGGGCAGCACGTTGGTTAAATCCAATGAATCATGATGAGAAACTTCATGTAGTTTATGAAGGAGAAACACCAGATGATTATCCAGGTGGAAACGAAAACTTCCTGATTGGAGGTTGGGACTATGACAGAAGGAATCCTCAGTGGGAGACACCTGAGTAACTGTCACAGTTTTCTTGACATGGAACTCTATGTACGTTATGATACATAGATAATCAATAAAACGCCATGGATTTTGAATACGCAGGACCTGAGGATGAGTACCTGACTCGTTGTGTCATTGATCCTATGCTCCGAAAGGTCTATCTCTACTCTAGTGAGGGAGATCAAAAAACCGTGGACTGTGAAAGCGTAGACGAGTTTATGATTCTTCTTGGGTTTCTTCGTGATACTCTTGATGATGAGTGCCTTGTCTATGCAGACCCTATGGTTGCTTCGTGATCTATAAAGGGATAAGTTTTCTTACTCCCCCCTAAACCAAAAACGACCTTTAGTTTCATTTTTGGTCGGAAAAAATCTCCAAAAATTTTTGACCCTATTACTTTTTTCAATGCGTCCAGAAACACGTAAAGCGATGGAAATGCTTTGGTCAGCAAAGTGGAACTTGCCAACGGCAGCAGCACATGCTAACCTTAGCAATAAGGAAATGAAAATTACTTTTAATGAGTATTGTCATTTTCATCCTCCTACTTGGAATTTAGAACTCGAAGAGGAGTGATTTTCGGGAGTGTGGTGGAATCGGTAGACACACCAGACTTAAAATCTGTTGACCATTACGGTCGTGCGAGTTCAAGTCTCGCCACTCCTATACATAAAGGTAAATGAAATAAATATTCAAAAAAATATGTCTCATAGAATAACCAGTTCTCCTAGATGGTTAGAGGATTATGAAACAGGTGAAACTAGAATGATCCTCATGTATTTCATTGAGGGATTCTCATTTACGTTTGATGACATGAGTGAAGATCAAGAAAATGATCTTCAAAATATTAACATAGCAAACAATAATAAAACTTATACTTATACTGACTTGTATAAGGAATCTGGATATTTGGTGATGGAAGAGGCACATCCTTGTCTCTTTGAAATGGACATAGAAAACCCTGAAATGTTACCTATTGATTAATATGAAAATAAATCTCTGGTATTCAAAAGGAATGGGTCAATGGCGTTGGACCCTTCATGATGAAAAAGACGATCGCAAAATGGAAGCGGGACAGAGACCTGATTTAAGAGAAGCAATGGATGACATTGCTAATACTGTAGAATATCTCATTGATGAGAAAGACTAAATACCAATAAAGTCTTTTTTGAGATGGGTAAGGAAAGAGAATCCGCTAACTTAGTTTCTAGTCATACAGGGATTGCTGTAACTATTTCTGGCAATCCTGTTGTTCTTGGTGTAGGTAATACAGAATACTTCAGAGTAACTGGTCGTGGTAATATCGGAATTAATACAATTGGAAGTTTGTATAATTTAGATATTTGGGCAAACTCCGCAAGCAGTAATGATGCAGGTATACGTCTTCGTGCAACAAACTATGCGTATATAAATTTCACCAATAATGCTGGGAATGCTACGACATGGTTTATGGGGCATGTTGGAAGTCAAAATGATGAGAAACTTACTATAAGATACGGCACTGGACCTGCAGATCTAACAGGACCATTGTATCTTCATAAGGGTAATATGGTCTCTGTTGGATCTGGTTCTACAACAGGGGATAGCGACACAACACTCCAAGTAATGAATGGTGGAGCTTATTTTGCTAATACTGTTGGTATTGGTAGAACTATTGCTGGATTTGGTGGTGGTAACTATAGTCTTATTACTGATGATAGGATTTATTGTGGCGCTGGTTATGACATAACTCCTGGATCAACTTATGATTCTCACATAACGGCAAACTTTAGCGGATACACTGGTGGTATTGCAGGTGATTCCTCTACAATGTATGTGGGTCACAACTCAGCTTCTAGAGAGTTGTCATTCCAGACAAATGAAACAACAAGAATGGTGATTGGTGGCAACAATGCTACTGTTGCAATCGGGTATACGAATACTAGTTCTTTTTCATCTACTTATAGTCTCGCCCTCTATGGTCATCTTTACATGAGAAATGATCGACAGATTTCTTGGAATAGTGGAGATGTGAACATCAAGGGTAATCAGTCTTCTGGTGGTTATGGACTTAAGATAGAATCATATAATAGTAGCTTGGGTGCAATGGTTCCTTCCATCTATACTAGTGGTAGTAATAGGGCTGTAGGTATCAATACAGATTATACTTCAAGTTCTTGGGGAATGTATGTCCAAAAAGGGAATGGTAATACCTATGAGTCAGGATATACAGGTGCGATATATGCGAGGGGAAGCGTGTATAGTTACGCTGGACAGTACTTAGGTGGACTTGGTTCCATGTCTACTTCTGGAACTACAAACTGGAACGACGCAACGAATGCAAGGTCAGGGAATGGGTATACGCTTCTTACTGGAAATGCTACTAATGGTCCCACTGCTACGACCAACTATTTTCATGCCATCAGCTTTGAATATTCTTCAAAGAATGGATCTGGTAACCTGTGCCAATTTGCAATACCTTATTATGGAGCTGGACTGGATGTTTATTATCGAACTCGATATTCTGGCACATGGTCTAGTTGGACTGCAGTATAATAAATATTTTATTTAAAAGATTATGAAGTGGTATTATCTTAACACTGAGGAAAATCGTGTTGTATCAATAGCAAAAAAGTATATTCCAGATAATGTGGGTGCTGGAATGACTGTATACATGGTTGATGATGATTTTGATGATACCAAAGAAATCCCATCAGAAGAAAATCCAGGTACAACTGTGCGGTTATCTGGATTTTTGACTGCTGCTGAGTTTCTTGAAAGATATAATCAATCAAGTGCATATACATCTCGTAGAGCAGGTTTATATCCACAGATTGGAGAACAGTTAGATAAACTTTGGCACGATCTTGATGATGGCGTGATTTCAGGTAAAGATACCTCTGAGTTTTATTCTGCGATTAAAGTTGTAAAAGATGCAAATCCAAAACCAGTTGGTATTGCATCCACATAAATAATCCATAACAGAAATATTGTGCGAATACAATGGGTCTCAGTAGACTAGATAACTTTTTAAAGAACACCAAAGGTGAAATTCTCTATGTTGATCCAAACAACTTGGATTCGACAGATAGCGTACAGAATCAAGGTAACTCTCTTGCTAGACCTTTTAAAACTCTACAGAGAGCACTGATCGAAGCAGCGAGATTTTCATACCAAAAAGGTGTTGACAATGATAGGTTTGGAAAAACTACCATTGTTCTCTATCCTGGTGAGCACATCGTGGACAACCGTCCTGGTTGGATCCCTATTGCATCAAATAACTATCGTTTAAGAAGTGGTGCTACTTCAGGAGATCTTTCTCCATTTGATACCACAACTAACTTTGATTTAAGAGACGACAATAATATTCTTTATAAACTGAACTCTATTCATGGTGGAGTTATTGTACCAAGAGGTACTTCCATCGTTGGTATGGATCTCCGTAAGACAAAGATTATACCAAGATATATTCCAGATCCAACAAATAATCAAATTGAAAGATCTGCTATCTTTAGAGTCACTGGTGCATGTTATTTTTGGCAGTTTTCCATTTTTGATGGAGATGCACAAGGAACTGTATATAAGGACTACACAACTAACAAGTTTATTCCAAACTTCTCACACCATAAGTTAACCTGCTTTGAGTATGCAGATGGTGTTAATAATGTTGATATTGATGATGATTTTATTTCTGGATCAAATGGTGAGTTTGAAAAAACTGATCTTGAGTTATATTACGAAAAAGTAGGTAATGTTTATGGTACATTGAGTGGTCGTGCTATTTTCCCTGAACAGGTTGGTGATCCTCTTGATATTGAAGCAAAGATTGATGAATATCGCATTGTTGGTTCTACAGGAGCTTCAGTTGGTATCAGCAGTATTTTTTCTGGAGACAGCACAACTTCAACCACAACCGTTACTGTTGAGTTAGAGACTGCTCTTCCAGATATTGACACAGATTCTCCTATTCGTGTTTCTGGAGTTACTCCTACAGGATATGATGGTCCTCACATTGTTACTGAAGTTGTAAGTGACACTAGAGTCAAGTATCAAGTTCAGAATCCTCCAGCAAATGCTAAACCATCTTCAGCTGATGTTGCAGGTGCGACATTAGCACTACAGGTAGATACTGTAACTTCCGCATCTCCTTACATATTCAACATTAGTTTGAGATCTGTTTATGGAATGTGTGGTCTTCATGCAGATGGTGATAAAGCTTCTGGATTCAAATCCATGGTTGTGGCTCAGTTCACTGGAATTGGACTACAAAAAGATAATAATGCTTTCGTAAAATATAATAACACTACTGGTCTTTGGGAAGATCAATTTGCTGCAGGGAATGACAACCTTTCTGCAGATTCAAGAGCAAAATATAAACCAGAATATGAAAACTTCCATATCAAATCAAGCAACTCTGCTATTCTTCAGTTAGTTTCTATCTTTGCTATCGGTTATGCAAAGCACTTTGTTGCTGAATCAGGATCTGACCAAAGCATTACCAACTCAAACTCTAACTTCGGGCAGATTGCATTAAATGCAGATGGATTTAAAAAAGATGCATTTGCAAGAGATGATGTTGGATATATTTCCCATATTGTTCCACCAAAAGAGTTAGAAGGTGGATTAGTTACAGTTGAGTTTGATGCCATTGATATTGGGATTACAACCACAGTTGCATCTACAGCAAGTCCTGGTATTGGAACTACCAGCAGATTATATCTACTGAATCAAAATAACTCAAAAGTTCCTCCTGTCTCTGTTCTAGATGGATATAGATTTGGAGCAAACAATGAGGAAAAAATAAAAGTTAATCTCTCTTTCTCTGGACTCACCACGGCATATAGTGCTCGTGTGATTATGGATGGAACTGAAGGTACTTCTTTAGAAGAATCTGGCGAGAAGGTAACCAGAGTTGCAAGAACATCTGTTGGTATCAATAGCATATCAACCAGTATCTTTACTCTTGAGGAAGATCATAAGTTTAAAAATGGTGAAAGCATTCGTATTTTAAGTGACACTGGACATCTACCAGATGGATTGACTCCTAATACGATTTATTTTGCTGTTACATCCGAATCTGACTCTGTTTTAAACACTAAGCAAATCAAGATTGCCCAGAATAAGAATGATGCTATCAATAATAATCCATTAACTATTAACTCTAAAGGAGGAGCACTCACTGTTGTAAGTAGAGTTTCTGATAAAAAAGCAGGAGATCTTGGACACCCCATCCAGTTTGACTCTGCTCAAGGTCAATGGTATGTAAATGTTTCTTCAGCATCTACAGAAAATAATCTGTATCCTACTTTGGTTGGTGTAGGAACTACCGTTCTGGGAACTGCATCGCCAAGAACGTACATTGAAAGAATAAATGATCCAAGAGCTTTTGGTGATACTGTTTATAGAGCAAGATATGTCATTCCTTCGGATTCTGCAACTATTGCAAGACCTCCTGTTGAAGGATATGTCATGCAAGAGTCGAATCTGACGACTCCTACCACTACGACAGAAATAGAAAAGTATTTTAGTGCTTCAACACAAACACTGACAAACTCAACTGAACTTAGAAATCCAAGATTTATTGCTGATGCAACTTGGAGTGGAACTACAGCTACGATCAGAACTGAAATGCCACATGAACTAGTTCCTGGTAACGAGGTTGAAGTTATTAATATTGTCAGTACCGCTAATACCACAGGCAATGCCAAACTTGGATTTAATGGTACATTTACAGTTACAGCAATCAGAAGTAGAAAAGAGTTCCAATATACATTAACTGCAAATCCTGGAACATTTACAAGTGACACTATTACAAGAAACACAAGTCTCCCCTCTTATAAGAGAAAGAGATACAACGAAACATTTGTTGTTTACAGAGTAAATCAGATTCAAGAATATATTCCCAATAAGCAAAGTGGAGTATATGATCTTCTTGTAATCTCCGTTGGCAACAAACCTGTAGTGTCGCCATTTACAAATCTAAGATATTCTCAACCAATCGCGAATCTCTATCCTCAACTGAATAGAGACAATCCAAAATCAGATGTTCCTGCTGGTGGTTCTTTTGCTTCATCGGATATCATCGGAGAAGTAGTTATTAATGACCCAAGAAATTCTCTTACAAAAGCAACTCTTGCTTCTGGTCTTTTTGACTTCGGTGTTGGTATTGGTATTTCTAACGTTGTCTCAAATGCAACTGGAACTGCTCATACTATCACAAGTAGAATCGAGCATGGATTCAATCGTGCAACGAAACTTTCTATCACTACAGCAGGAACAAAATATGGAAATGGTGGTTCTGCTAGACTGTTAAATGCAAAACTGGAACCAGCTTCCACTGGAGCTGGAAAAAATGTCACTGCTTTGATTGATGTTAACTCTTCGGGAGAAATCACAAACGCAGAGATTATGGATGGTGGCAGTGCATGTTCAGTTGGAGATAGTTTTAATGTTGTTGGTGTTGCTACAACATCAGGACATGTTGTTGGTGTTGTCAGTGTAACACAGATTTATAATAATATTGGCGATGTTATTCGATTGAATAATGTTTCTGGTCATAAGAATGAGGATTACAATCAACTCTATCGAATCACTAGTATTGTAGCGGGAGATGCTTATAACATTCAAGTAGCATCAGCGTCAACTGTATCTTCTCCATTAGTTGGTTCATCTGCTGGTATTGGTATTACTCTTGCAACCCCTTCATTCTACTATGAAATTGGTCCATCTATTGATGTTCAAACATTAGATTATAACCAAGTCACTGGAGTTGGTATTGTAACTTGCAAAAATGCACATGGACTATTTGTTGATAATAAAGTTCATATCTGTGGTGCTGATCAAAAACTCTATAATGGCGACTTTATTGTCAAATCAGTAGGAACTACAACTTCATTTACTATTGACATTGGTATTGGTTCTATTTCTTATCCAGAAACTGGAACGATTAGAATCTTCCCAACAGGTTTTGTATCTCAAGGTGGAGCATCTTCTCAAGAAGATGAAAACGTTTCAGGTAGAATGTCACCTGCATATGCAGGTATTACTACTACATTGAAAGGTATTTCTGGAACGGGCAATGCACTGTTAACAACTGATGAGATTGAGATTGACACTGATTATCTTGACATAAGAATCGGAGATTACTTACAGATTGATGAAGAAATTGTTAGAGTCAAGGAGACTGTGACAAGTGATATTATTAAAGTATTCCGTGGTGCAATGGGTACTCAAAGACAGTCTCATACTGCAGGTGAAGTTGTAAGAAGAGTAAGACCTAGACAAGTTGAACTCAGAAGAAACTCTATTCTCCGTGCATCTGGTCATACATTTGAATATCTTGGTTTCGGTCCTGGTAACTACTCTACTGGTCTTCCACAAAGACAAGATAGAATCATTAGTCCCGTTGAGGAAGTGCTTTCTCAGGCACACAAACAAGATGGTGGTGTCGTCGTTTATACGGGTATGAACAACGATGGCAGTTTCTACATTGGTAACAAGAAAGTAAGTTCTTCTACTGGTAAAGAAGCAACATTTGATGCACCAGTTCCAACAACTGTGGGTGAAGATTTGGGACCAAATCTTAATATCGGTTTTGACGTTCTGACTCCAGTTGAAGCTACTATCACTAGATCTATTCGTGTCGAAGGTGGTGGAGATGCAACAGTATCATCTAGATTTGACGGACCTGTTATCTTTAACAATAAGATTACTTCAAACTCATTGAGAGGTATTGAAGCACAGTCTATCTTTATTCAAGGTGATGCAACTGTTTCTAGAAAGCATACGGTTGGTATTTCTACTCCTGTTGTTCCTGGCAACCCTGGAGACGTTGTTTATAATGCAAACCCAACTAATGGTGGATACATTGGATGGATTTACACTACAAATAATGAGTGGAAGACGTTTGGTGACATCAGTAGTTGATGATTTCTTTAAACTAAATAGACATAAATAATCCAGAGCATAAGTTTCCCTAAGAAGGCAAAGTAGCAAAATGTCAGTATTACAAGTAGATACCATCAGAGACCGTTCAGGCACTGCCGCCCCAACCCTTGATAAGGGTGTGATTGTTTCTGGTGCTTCAACCTTAGGTTATGTAAGAGTATTAGAAGGTGCTCATGGGTCGGGTGGTATCATCACCGCAACTTCTGGCATTGTTACCTTCTATGGCGATGCTCAATATATGTCAAATGTGGGTCTTGCTGTTACCTTCATTGATAATAATGTTACCATCGCAGGAACAATCACAGTCAATGAACTGATTCTGACTGGTGGTGGTGGAGTTGGTGGTGGTGCTGGTATTACGGCATCTTCAATCAATATCAGTGGCATCTCAACCATTGGTGGGGTTCAAATCAATGCTGGTGTTGTAACTGCAGCACCTGGTATTACGACAGTTTCATATTTTGGTGATGGATCAGGTCTTACAAGACTGATGGCAGAACATCTTCTTGTACATCGCAGACCAGCAACCAACAGATGGTCTCTGGGTCAGAACATCACTCAAATCCCACTTACAAATAATCCAGATACTCAGTCAGGAACTCTTCCTGTCACTTCAAGAACTGGAATCGTAACTGTATCTTACGGACTTTCTGGACAACCACCTCTGTCCATCTGATAAATACCCTTTGCCATAAATATTTTTAACACCTTAAGAGGGGATAGTGAACCTCGGGAGTACTCATGGCTGTCAATAAGAATTTTGTAGTTAAGCATGGTCTTGAAGTCAAACAAGACTTGCTTTACGCAGACGCCCAACTAGAAAAAGTTGGTATTGGCACGACTCTCGCGTATCACAAACTCCAGGTAAATGGAGATCTTAAGGTTGATTCGGATGCTCAAATCGTTGGTGTCACTTCACTTGGCACTAACACAAAAATTATAGACGGCACCTTAGAAGCAGGAAACACAGGTGTTGGTACATACGGTCAGTTTTTGATTGCAACTGGTGCAGGTATTGCATGGACAACTGCACCAAAGTTAAGAAAAGTAGAAATATTTACTGCTCTTGAAGGGCAGAAGCAGTTTAACTTTGCACACACTTTAGGATTTCTTGATGTATTCCTTAATGGTGTCAAGTTATCAACTTCAGAGTATACAGAAACCGCAGCATTTGTAACCCTCTTAAATGGTGCCACTGCAGGTGACACTGTTGAACTGATTGGTTACTATCTATTTGATAATATTGGTGCAGCAAATACCTCAGGCATTCAAGGAATCACTGTTCTTGAAGAGAACACGATTACTGGAACACCTTCACAGGTTACATCGATTAACTTTCAAGGTGCTCATGTTACTGCAGCAGGAACTGGAGCTGGTGTTACTGTTACCTTCTTAGGTGCTGGTGTTGGTATTGCATCTTCAGGAACTCAGATTGGTTATGGATTTACCAATCTCAACTTTGTAGGTTCAGGAAATACTTTTGCTGTTAACGGACAAACTATTGATATCTCAATCAGTAGTGGTAGTGCAGCATATTGGCGTAGAGATATTAACTATCACACTGGTATTCATACAACCAGTGATGTTGGAATCGGTTCGACTGTTCCAAAAGGTGGTCATGCATTAGATGTTGAAGGAGTTATAAACTCAAATACTTATTATTCCAATCCTAAGGTACTTGATAAAACAATCACAACCAAGGCAGATCATAACTGCTTTGCAGCAGGTCCATATGCCGTTGAGAGCGGAAGAACGCTAACAGTTGGGCAAGACTCTACCTTCACTCTTGTTGGAGGCAGTGGAGGTGCTTCTGTAGGCATTCAAGGGCAGTGGTTAAAGAATAGTGTAGGTGTCCATACAAGCAATAACGTTGGTATTGGAACCACAAATCCACTAACTGCCGTTGGTGCAGGAAATACTTTTGTTCTTCATGTTGGTATTGTTACAGCAAACTACTTCTATGGCGATGGTCGTTATTTGACTAACGTTGGTGTTGCAGTATCAACTTCTGCTCCATCAAATCCTGTAGAAGGCAATCTGTGGTGGAATGAAACCTTAGGTCGCGGTTTCATCTACTATAATGCTGCAAATGCATGGGTTGACTTTGCTCCTGCTGGTGGCGGTGGCGGTGGTATCGGAATTGGCGGTGGCGGTGGAGGATCAGGAACTGGATTCTTCAGCAACCAACAAACCAACTCTGGTATTCATACCACTGCTCTCAATGTTGGTATAGGCACCACCAATCCCCGATTCCAGTTAGAAGTTGGACCTGTAGGTGCTGCAGGAACTTCACTGTGGGTCAATGGTAATGCAAGAGTCACAGGTATTCTGACCGTTGGAACTGGTTCTATTGTTCTTGATGGCAATAAGAACGAGATTACAATCGGTGCTGGTGTCACCATTGATGCTAGTGGCACAAGAATCGGTATTCTGACTGCTAATGATGCACTGAACGTTGGATCTGCAGTAACTCTGACCTCTGGTGGTGTTGTTGCTGGTCTTGGTACGATTACCAACTTCAATGCAACTCACATTAATGCAACTGGAGTTGTAACAGCAAGTCAAGCAGTTGTTGGATCTGCAGTCACAATCAACTCTGGTGGTGTTGTTGCTGGTCTTGGAACAATCAACTACATTGATGCGACTAACGTAAATGTTTCAAGTGCTCTTACAGCAGGAACAGCAACTCTAACTTCAGCAACTCTAACTTCAGCAGTTGTAGGATCTGCAGTTACTATCAATGCTAGCGGTCTTAATGTTGCTGGAGTTGTAACTGCAACGTCTGCAGTTGTTGGATCTGGTGTCACCATTAATGCTGGTGGACTGGATATTACTGGCATTGTAAGTGCTACTACATTCATTGGAACGTTCCCTGCAAATAGTTTAGTTGGAACTCTTCCTGCACTTGATGGATCCAGTCTTACTAACTTATCAGTATCTAATGTCTGGTCAACAAATCAAACGGGAATTCACACATTAACTAATATTGGTGTAGGGACGACTTCTGCATTCAATGCTCTTCAAGTAGTTGGGGATGCTAATATCTCTGGTGTAGTAACTGCTAACGCTTTCCATGGTGATGGTTCAAACCTTACTAATATTGGAAGTAGTCAGTGGCAAACCACTTCAGTTGGCATTAACACTCTCACTAGCGTTGGAGTTGGAACCACAAATCCAGTAAGTACCTTCCAAGTTGAAAGATTTGGAGTTCAGACTGGATTCGGAACATTTGCAGCAACTGCAGGTGTTACCACCTTCATTGATTCCTTCACTATCTCCTCTACTGACTTCAGAACCGCTGAATATACAGTACATGTAGAGAGTTCTTCAAGCATTCAGGCACAAAAGGTTCTTGTGATGCAGAATGGTTCTACTGCATACTCACAAGAATGGGCAGTGATGTCGCACCCAGACTTACTTGTTTCTATCGGAGCTACTGTTTCCTCTGGCGCTGTCAGGTTGAATGTCACTCCAGAAACAGGAGTCTCTGGCATTATAACCTACAGATTCACTAGAAACGCAATGCTCTGATATGAAAACTACTTTCAATCCATTTGAAAACTTACAGTCTCATACTAGCAGTTTTGCTAGTAATGAACCACAAGCATATGAAATCAGTGTAAACTCATCTGATGACTGGCAATATGTCCATGACATCTTAATGCAAGATGGTACACTAGAGGATAACATTCCATCTAGATCTTGTGATTGTGTCTCCGATATGTGCTCCTCTCCTACAAGGAGTGTTTATCTTTTATCTGATGATGAAGTAGCACAACTTATCAATCACGAGAAAGTCAACTGGATTAGAAAGTCTCCTCTGTTTAATCAAGATGTAGTTGAGCAGAGAAAGTTAACTCAGGAGGCATTTCCAGATACTTTTACTAACAGATATAAGTTTAACATAGAATCTGTAAGAAACGATAGTGACACTACATTATCATCAGATACTCTTGATTATACTCAATGGGGTTTATTGAGAGCACAGCAAGCATCAAATACATTTGTTGGTGTTGGAACTACTTCATTATCTTCTGACATTCAGTTTTCATTAACGGGAAAGCATGTTGATGTTGTTATCATGGACACTGGTATCCGTTGGGATCACCCAGAGTTCTTATCTACTGGATATACATCAGTTCCAGTTGGAGTTGCAACAACATCAGTAAGTAGAGTCAGAGATATTCTGATTCATGGAGCATTAGAGTATGGTATTGATTGGGCATCTGAAGGATTAGTTGCTCCTGGAACTGGAACTTTAGCAAATTATAACGAAGAGGGAGCACTCAACTCCACAACTTTTGGTGGTTCGTGGCACGGAAGTCATGTTGCTGGAACTGCTGCAGGAAATAATTTTGGTGCTGCATTTGAAGCAAACATCTGGAATATTGCATGTATTGATAGAGCAGACTTAGGGTTTGCAGATCCTGCAGATGGATTTGATTATATCAAGGTATGGCACAAGAACAAACCGATTAATCCAGAAACTGGTAGACGAAATCCAACTATTGTAAATGGCAGTTGGGGATTTAGAGAATTTGTTCAATGGAATGGTGCTACTTATAATGCATCCTTTAGAGGAAAAACATATAGTTCTACTGCCATAGAAGCAGACACGACTTTTTTACCAGCAGTTTACTGGATGGAGACTAACGGTAGTTTTTATGAGTTCACATCTGAGTTCTCTGGATCACAAACAACAACTAATGAAATATTTGATGATCCTGATTGTTCTGATATAGTTTTTGTCTTTGCTGCTGGAAACTCTGGTGATGGTAATGGCAAGCAAGACATTCCTGGAGGAATTGATTATGATAATACATTCTCTAATGCTACTTTTGCACTTGGAACTGGTGGCACACAAGACGCTGGAAGAGGAGTTAGCTCACTTAACTATTGTAGACCAGGAACTCCTGCTATAACTCACATAGGTCTCCCTGACGCTCCTATTGTAGTAGGAGCACTTGATGCTGATATTGATACTACTGCTGGATTCTCTTCAGAAAGAAAAGCATCATTTAGTAATAATGGACCAAGAATAGATGCATGGTCAGCTGGACAAGCAATATTAAGTCCATGGTCTACTGGATTTGATGATCCAAGAAATACTGCTTTTCATAATCAGTATCTTCAAGGAACTAGTATGGCATCTCCAAATGTATGTGGAGTTCTTGCGCTTTATCTACAAGCAAACCCATCAGCAGACAGAACACAAGTTAGAAACTGGTTATTAACTAGAGGAACTATTGGAGTTGGAACTTATTTCAGGGACACTTATACTCATGAAGCAAATGGTCCTTCGGTAGGAGCAGGAACTTCAGTTGATTACTGGGCAAATGGATTTGAACCCAGAGATGCACCTCATAGAGTTCTCTATAATCCTTTTGCTAACAATCTCCAACCAAACATTTCAGGTGACATCAGCATTACTGGAGACATCTCCATCAAACAACTATAAATACCTCTAAAAAGAAAGATGGCAGACAAGAAATTTGGTGTAAGGCAGATAGATCTTATTGGTGCTTCTGGTTCCACCAATATTGAGACTCCCAATACACTTAACCTAAAATCAAACCAAGTTGCAATCAGCACTGATTTGAGTGTTGGTGGTAGTGTAGTTTCTCATGTCTTAGTTGGGTCAGGTTTTTCTGTTGGTATTGGCACATCTGTACCAAAAAGTGCTCTTGAGGTTGATGGAACTGCAAGAGCTACAAGTTTTATTGGTAATGGATCTGGTTTAACAGGAGTTACTGGAACTGGATCTGGTATCGGTGTATCAGTTGCTGGAGTAACTGTAGGAACAGCACAGACAATCAACTTTATTGGTGCTGCAATAACAACTTCTGAAGCACAGTCTGGTATTGTTACCTGTACTATCACTTCAGGTGGAACTCTTGATAGAAATCTTACTGTCAGTTCATTCAGTGTAACTTCTGCTGGTGCTACGTTATCTCCTGGTGGTGTTGTTGCTGGTGTTGCAACAGTCAATAACTCAAATGCAACAAACTTAAATGTTACTGGTATTGTAACAGCAACTTCTACAGTTGTTGGATCTGCAGTAACTCTTAACTCTGGTGGTGTTGTAGCAGGTCTCGGAACGATCAACTACGTCGATGCAACTAATGTAAACGTCTCTGGTGTTTCTACATTTGTTGGAGTTACTACGTTTAACGCCAACGCTAATGTTGGTGTGGATACCAGTGTTGGTGTTATCATGACAGCAGCAAATGGAACTCGTTACAGACTTTTCGTTGAGAATGATGGGTCTCTATCAACCATCGCACTCTCATAAATACTAGAAGGTTTTATAGTAAAACAAAGTGGCAATATCCTTTCCCGCCAGTCCATCTACAGGTCAGGTTTTTACTGACTCAACCTCTGGAAATCAATACCAGTGGAATGGATCTGTATGGATTGGTAAAACTCCGATAACTATTAGTGGAGACTTTGTAGGAATAGGGAGCACGGCACCACTATTCCCATTAACAGTTGGATTTAGTACTTTAGGTATTGATCCGATTGCTGGTGCTGCTGCAACATCTCTTTATGTTCAAGGAAGTGTTACAGTAACTGATAGATTGGCAGCAGCAAAAGTTGTTGGCGCTACTACATTTACAGGAATGCCTGCAGGAGATCTGGGCAACTTCAGTGTTGCAAGTGCAGATGCTTTTGGCATTACTCTTGCCGCAAACTATGATTTAAAAGTTGATCCTCCTGGATCTGTGCGTAATGATGATCTCGGTGCCCTCTGATTTTGTCCACCCTAAATAACTAGAAAGATAAAGAAAGATGCCTACCGAAGTACAGTTTAGAAGAGGCACTACAGCGCAAAACAACAGCTTTACTGGTGCTGCTGGTGAACTCTCAGTAAATACAACAAATAACTCGCTGAGAATTCACGACGGTTCTACCGCTGGTGGTTTTGAAGTAGCGAAAGCGGACCTCTCTAACACAGTTGGAACGGGAGGCACTGTATTTGCCGAAAATATTGGTATTGGAACCACGATCGTAATCACCAGTGCGTTCCAACTACAAAACATCGCGTCGATTGATGCCACGACCACTGCAACTATTGAAGCAGCGATTACAACTGGAAGTAACGATTTCTCAAGTCTGAACGTTAGCGGAATCGGTACAGTTGTTGGGGAGTTTAATGTAGGAACTGGAGGAACTGTTCTTACTGCACTTTCTCAGGTTGGTATTTCTTCTGTTGGTATTGCAAGTGCGATTCCAACTGCAACTCTTGATGTTCTTGGAAATGTAAAGGTTTCATCAACCCTTCTGGCAGCAAACTCTGCAGTTGAGTTGAATCCTTCTGGTATTAAGATAACAGGTATTGCAACTGCAACCAGAGCAAGAATCGGTGTTGTTACCTTTATTGATAGTGGAATCTTCACACCTAATGGCATTGTAACTGCTACATCTTTTAGCGGAGAGATTGTTGGTGCGGCAGTCACGTCAACTTCTTCTGGTCTCTTCGTAAATACTGGAATCTCTTCCATCACAAAGATCAAGGGTGATCTCGATGGTCAAGTTCTTGCTGGTATTGCTACTGTTAATGCAAAACTTGCAGTAACAGGTATTGCAACTTTCAACTCAAGTGCTGAGTTCTCTGGATTCACTACTTTCCATGCAAACTCCAGATATCTTGATAACATCAAGTTGACTTTGGGAACTGGTAGTGACCTTGAAGTCTATCATGATGGAACTAACTCATACGTTAGAGAAAATGGTGGCGGTAATCTTAGAATCGAAGCAGATCCTCAAATCGAACTCAGACAGGGAACTGCAGGAATCGCTACAGTTGGTGCTAATGGATTAGATGTAGTTGGTGGAACAAACATCGGTCACACAGGCATTGTTACTTTCACAGAAGGTAAAGTTGGATCTGCTGTAACATTCGGCGCTTATGGTCTCAACATTTCTGGTGGAACTCACGTCAGCACTGCTGGCATTGCAACGGTTCAACGCATTCTAGTTGGTGCAGCAGTGACTGCTGCTGATAGCGGTCTCGATACCATGAACGTCAAAGTTGGAACAGCACTTACGGTTGTTGGTGTCAGCACAATGAGCGGTCTTGTAAATGTTGGTGTTGATACTAGCGTCGGTGTTGTTATGACAGCAGCAAATGGAACTCGTTACAGACTTTTCGTTGAGAATGATGGGTCTCTGTCAACCATTGCTCTTTCCTGATAACTAGTATAAACGCCTCTACAGAAAATGCCAAATCCTAGAGAACTATCACAATTCGGATCTTTCGTAGAGGTTGACGATTCTACAAAAAACCTTGGAATCGCAACTGACACTACTCCGTTTATTGGTATTGGAACTTTATCACCAGCAGCAAAAGTTCATGTTGTTGGTGATGTAAGGGTTGATGGATCGATTGTTGCAGCATCTGCAGACTTCAACATTAATGTTGATAATGCTGTTATTGGTGTCGCAACAATCACGACAATCCACATTGCAGGTGGAGAAGTAGATGTTACAAATCTAAGTGCTGATCACGCAGTTATTAGTACTGGGGCAACTGTTGGAACAGTACAAATCAACTCTGGTATTATCACATCAACACCTGGAGATACTGTTACCTATTATGGAGATGCACAATATCTTAATAATGTTGGTCTTGCGGTAACTTTTATTGATAATGATGTTTCTGTTGCAGGAACAATCACAGCAAATAATATTATCCTTTCTGGTGGTGGAAGTTTAGGTGCTGGACTTACCACTAACAGTTTGGTTGTATCTGGAGTCGGAACAATTGGTGGCGTTCAACTTGGCGCTGCTGGCATTGTTACTGCAGGGACAGGAACAACTACTGTTGTTTATTATGGAGATGGATATAATCTTCAGAATATTCAAGCCTCTGCTATCACGGGATTTCAAGTTGCTATCCATAGAAGACCTTCAAATGGTCGTTGGACATTTGGACAAAATATAACAAAAATAACTGTCGCTCATGATGATACCATCCAAGTAACGGCACGTTCTGGAATAGTAACAATATCAATCGGAGATGCTGCCACGCCACCTCTGACAGTAAAGTAGGATAAATATCTCATAATAGAGGGATATATATTCCTCTTTTTGACGGTATATACCAGAGGTTTTATAGTAAGTGGCAGATCCTAAAGTTAAACTAAAACGGTCAGCTGTAGCTGGTCGAGTTCCTAGTCCTGAACAGGTTCCTCTAGGCGAACTTGCTCTTAACACATGGGACGGACAACTATATGCGTCTAGAAATGTAGGCGTTGGAACATCTGTCGTTGCTATCAACCCCTGGATAGTAGGCACAGGAACAGATTCATATAACATTTATTACACTGCTGGGAATGCAGGAATCGGAACTACAATTCCCCGCAACGAACTTCATGTCAATGGTGACATTAAGATTGATAGACATCTTAATGTCACAGGTATTGTCACAGCATCTAGTTTTGTAGGAACTTTAACAGGAACTGCCACAGGATTAAGTGGCACTCCAGGGATTGCTGTAACTAATGTAACTGGGTTTGGATTTCTACGAGCACCTCATAGTGCAACAACCACAGTTCTTACGGTTACAGTTGATTCAAAAGATGCAACGCATAGATATAACGGAACAGGATCTGGCAATGGTTATGTGATTGATGGAGTACAATCTCCATTCTTGACTTTAACTCCAGGAAGAACTTATAGATTCGATCAGTCAGATTCTAGTAACAGTGGTCACCCATTTAGATTTTATCTTGAAGCAGGAAAAACAACACAATATAGCACTAATGTAACTACTAATGGATCTGCTGGTAGTGCAGGTGCATATACGGAGATCACGGTAACTGATACTACCCCAACAGTATTACATTATCAGTGTTCTGCTCATGGTTTCATGGGCAACTCAATTTTTGTAAGTTCAAATACACTTATAAGTCCTCACGCATCAACAATCAAGAACTACTTGACTGTTGATTCTGGTGCAAATATTTCAGGTGTAACAACTTTAGCAACAGCAAGTGCGACTTCTTTTACTGCAACTTCTACAGTTGTTGGATCTGCAGTCACTCTTAACTCTGGTGGCGTTGTAGCGGGTCTTGGAACCATTAACTATATTAATGCCACACATCTGAATGCTACTGGTATTGTAACGGCAAACTCTTTCGTTGGTGACGGTTCTAATCTAACTGGTATTACTGGTGGAGTTTTTGCTACAAACCAAACAGGAATCAATACATCAACTAACATTGGTATTGGCACAACTTCGGCATTTAATGCACTTCAGGTTATTGGTGATGCAAATATTTCTGGTGTTGTTACTGCAAACTCCTTTGTTGGCGATGGTTCTGGTTTAACAGGAGTTACTGGAACTGGATCTGGTATCGCTGTAAAAGATGGTGCCTCAACTGTAGGGACTGCTGGCACTGTTGATTTTGGTACAGCTCTATCAGTAACACCACTCTCTGTAGGTATTGTAACAGTCAACCTTGCGAATACTGCAGTCACTGCAGGTGACTATACCAATGCAGATATCACCGTTGATGCTCAAGGTCGTATTACTGCAGCATCTAATGGAAGTGGCGGCGGAGGAGGAAGTGGTGGAGGATTGTTTGCATCAAACCAAACAGGAATCCATACATTAACCAATGTCGGTGTCGGCACAACTTCAGCATTCAATGCTCTTCAAGTTGTTGGTAATGCAAATATTTCTGGTGTTGTTACTGCAAACTCTTTTGTCGGTGATGGTTCTGGTTTAACAGGTGTCACTGCAGAATCTTCTGGAATCGTTATCAGAGATTCTAACAGTCTAATAGGAGTTGCTGCAACAGTTAACTTCGGAACTGGGTTGAGTGTAACCCCACTTTCTGTGGGTATTGTAACTGTAAGTAATCTTGCCAAAACTTCTGGTGTTGACAGAACTGAAACGTCATTTACTGCAACTGATGGTCAGACATCATTTACAGTTTCTTATGATATTTTAAATCCAATTGATGTCTTCTTGAATGGTATTAGACTCAAAGATAGCACAGATTATACAGCAACTAATGGAACTTCTATTGTATTAACGACTAGTGCAGCTGCTGGCGATAGTCTAGTAGTCATGGAGTATTTTGCTACTACTGGCACATCAAATGAGAAACATGCAGTTGATAGAAAGATTACAGAGTTCACTGCAACTGCTGGACAAACAACTTTCTCTTTGGCATATACAGCAGGTAATATTGATGTATTCTTCAATGGTGTAAGATTATTAGATTCTGATATTACAGCATCTAATGGAACCTCTGTTGTATTAGGATCAGCGGCAGCTGCTAGTGATCAGGTAGTTGTTGTTGAATATCTTGTCAGCACTACTGGTAACGGCATTACTGGTCAGACTGTGACCACATTTAATGCAACCGATGGACAAACTTCATTTAATGTCTCATATATTATCGGCGCGATTCAAGTATACAGAAATGGTATTCGCCTTGTAGAAGATAGTGACTACACTGCAAATACTGGAACTTCAGTTGTCTTGGCAAGTGGAGCAAACATTGATGATAAGATTGTAGTTGTAGAATCTCAAGGACTATTTGGTAGTAACCAAACTGGTATTAATACAACATCAAATCTTGGTATTGGAACTACATCTGCATATAATGCTCTCACAGTTGTCGGAGATGCAAATGTTTCAGGTGTTGTTACAGCAACTGGTGGTTTCAATATCGGCATTCAATCTGGTGGTATCAATGTTGTATCAGGAGTTGTAACTGCACTTAACTTTATTGGCGTTGGTAATACATTTTTATACAATGCAGGATCAAAAACTGTCGATATTAGCATTCAAGGTGGTGGTGGAATATCTGGTATTGGTATTGCACTCTCGACATATAACGTTGGTTATGGTCAAACTACCATTGAGTTTATCGGTTCTGGAGTCACTGCTGTCTCGATTGGTAATACTACGCAAGTTACCATTGAACCTGGTCTTGTAGGTGCTGCCAAGTCTGTTACATCATTCATTGCAACTGCTGGTCAAACTGCATTTAATGTTGATCATAGTACTGGTCAAGAAAACGTCTTCTTGAATGGTGTTAGACTTTCAGAGACTGAATACACTACTAATGGATCTACGATTACATTAGACTCTGCTGCAGCACTCGGAGACGTTCTTGACATTGTTGTATACCTGAGAGGTTCTGATCCCAATAGAAATATTGAGGTTAACCTTAGACCGCCATTTAATGGTACTACAACGGCATTTACAATGTATCGTGGGGCAAGCGATACATTATTCAGTCCTGTTGATGCGCGTCAAATAATCGTATCTCTTGGCGGTGTTATTCAGCATCCAGGCATTGCATACACAGTTGGTGCAGGATCATCAATCTACTTCGCATCTGCTCCTGGTGCTGGAAATACCTGCTTTATCACAGGTCTTTTCTCCACTCAGAGTGGCATTTCAACTGATGCTACTAAGATTGAAACTCAACTCTATACTCCAACAGGCATTCAAACATCATTTACTCTCACAAGAGGATATGAGCAGAACTATCTTGATGTATATGTAAACGGTTCTCGTCTTGTTACTGGACAAGACTACACTGCGACAGATTCTTCAACATTCTCTCTCACATCTCCTGCACAAGCAGGTGATACTGTAGAAGCAGTTGCATTTAGAACTGTTGGTATTACCTCTGCAGTGACTGCTGGAATCTCAAGTAACGTTGATGGTAACTATGTCAACACCACACATCTGCGTACTAGTGGCATTTCTACATTTGGTGGAGTAGGTATAGGAACAACTCAAACAATAACAGCGTATAGTGGTGTTGGAGTTGGTCAAACTTATGTTGGACTTTTTATTGGCGCATCAAAACCAGATAATACCCAACAAAATCCTGCTTTTTATGTTAAAGAATCTTCTCAAGGTGTTATTTCCATTTTTGACAGCGGTCACACCAATGGTGGGTACATGGAGTTCAGAAAACAAGGAACTCCAATCGCTGATATAGGATCTGCTTCTAGGACATTTTCAGTCGGTGAGGCAAATCATTTTGGAATCAATGCAAGATTGGATCGTCCATTGATTCTTGGAGCAAATAATCTAGAGAAAATGAGAATTATCTCTAGTGGCAACATTGGAATTGGCACCACAAATCCAGAGCAGAAACTACACGTCGCTGGTAATCTAACTCTTGGAGATCCAAATGGATCTGATAATACTTATATTGATCAAAAACAAAATGGTCAACTTAATCTCATTAATAGTGGAAGACAAGCTAATAGTGGTAGTGTAAGAATAAACAGAACTAATAGTATAGGTGGAGATATCACTTACTTTAGAGATTTTGAAGTTTATGATGGTAAAACTAATCTTGTGCTTAAGGTAGATGGAAGCACAGGAAGAGTTGGTATCAATACGACCGCACCATCACATACATCTTATGCAACACTCTTTGTTCAAGGATCTCAGAAGGGAATAAGCATCAGAGATGATAGTGGTGTATATCGTGCGATATACATAAACTCTTCTGGTAACCTTTATTTCTATAATGGAAGCAACGAAGGTTATTTGAATAATTCTGGTGCTTGGACTAATGCTTCTGATGAAAGACTGAAGCAAAATATTAGACCTATCGGATATGGATTGACAACTGCTTTAAGTTTGACACCAAGACATTATGAAATGCTTGAGGGTGGAGAAACTAACATTGGTTTCATTGCTCAAGAAGTTGAAGAAATTGTTCCAGAAGTTGTTTCATCTACTGATAGTGCAACAGGATACAAGGGTCTTGATTATGGAAGTTTAGTTGCTATTGCAATCAAGTCAATCCAAGAGTTGAAAGAGCAAAATGATGCTTACTTGGCTAGGATTCAAGCTCTTGAGGCACAAGTGGGTATCGCATCCACTTAATAAATACCATTAAAGTCTATTGACATGGCAAGTAAAGGTAGAGAACTAGGAAATATAGTATCACCACAGACAGGGATCGCTGTTACGGTCTCTGGCGACCCTGTTGTTATTGATGTAGGCAATATTGGCATCGGAACTACAAACGCAACAGCTAAGATTACATCTGCTACCACCAGTGATGATAATATTGAGTTATATCGTTATAATGCGGGTAGTAATGGTCCTGTTATCAGAATGTCCCACTCTTATTCTGACACAATTGGAGGAAATGAACTTATTCCTGGAACTGGTGGTGGTTATGCTCTTGGCAGAATTGATTTTAGAGGATCACTGGGAAATGGCAACTGGGGAGTTGGTGGAAGACTAAAGTTTTTAGCAAAAGGATCCACGAGTGCATCTTCATTGCCAACTGATTGTTCGCTTCTTTTGACTCCATCAGGAAGCACTACTCCATCTGAAGTTGTCCGCGTAAGTGCTGGTGGATCGGTCGGCATCGGAACGGATGATCCAATGGCAGATTTACATTGTGATGGATCTCTAAAACTTGGAGGTACTTGGTCAGATGCTCCCGTTGGAACCCCCATTAAAATGGGAGCATATAATACTGGTTATGGAGTTGGTGCAAGAACTACTATAACTACAGCAACTTGGACAGTCTTGAATATAAATGGTAGTTATCAGTCAGCAATCAATATAGAAAGGGATCATGGTGATGATGTTATTGTATTTGATAAAGTAAGTCCTAATAGCCATCTGGCAATAACATTATCTATGCCATATTATCAATCTGCTAGTGGTACTGGTGGTGGATTTGGTATTAAATTTTGGGGATCCTATAATGATGGATCTAGTTTTGTTCAAATGAGTAATCTGTCTAATGGTGTAGTTGATTATTGGGGTGGTGGTGGATACGGCGGTAATTCTACTGGAGTATTTACTTATACTTGGCATACAGCGCAGGCATCAAATGATTCTGACTGGTTAGCACGCACAGGAGATTGTAGATTTTACTGGGAAGTTCGATGTGGCGATGCCAATGACACATGCTATTTTATTGATTATGGTAGTGGTTATCCTAAAGAAGGAACAATTACTATAACTGAATTTATTGCTCAGTGATAAATATATAAAAATATTATTATTATGCTACACGATATCAACACAGCATTAAAATCTTTAGCACCTGGAGCAGAATGGGCGATCAGGGGTGAAGAAATTCTGTGGCATAATGGTAATGGTTATGAACAGCCAACTGATGCTGAAATAACTGCAAAAATTGATGAGTTAAACTCAGGAGAAGCAATGAGACTTCTTCGTATTGAAAGGGATAAAAGACTTGCAAAAGATGACTGGAAAGTTGTAAAAGCAAAAGAAACTGGTACAAATCTTACTAGTGCTTTTAAGACCTATCGTCAAGCACTTAGAGATCTTCCTTCAACCGCGACTCCAACACTAGATAGTAACTATCAGTTAAATATGTCGTCTGTTACCTGGCCTACGGAACCTTAAAATGACTAAAGCAAGAGATACTTCAAATTTAGTTTCTTCTATAACAGGAATCGCCGTTACTATATCGGGTGATCCTGTTGTTCTTGGTGTAGGTAGCACAGAACTTGTTAGAGTAACTGGTGATGGTAA